CTCTCATCAGGGTGGTGTCTTGAGCGCCGTCGCTACGTGCCCACACATATGTGCGCATTGCGTAAATAACATTGTATTCAGGATTGTTTGTTGAGCTGAATCCAGTACGAGCTAAAGACTTTGTTGACAATGCAACAGTTATTATTGTTGGCCATTTGTCCATAGCCAATGGTTCATAGGCAAATATATCCTCTATATCCGGAAGCTCACTTGTGCTGAGATTCCATGAGTTCCTATAACGATTCAGCCTAGTAGGCATCTCGGATATCAAATATTCGTTAACGAACTGCTTTGCATACTGTGGTCCATACATAACTTCTGCAGGCATCAGACACCAGGAACCTTGCTTATACCGGCAACATAGTTAGCAACTATCCCACTTGCAAATTCAGCAAAACCAACTGGTTCGTAAACAACTTGTCTTTTTGGCATTTTAAAAGTTCCAGTTTGGTGAAATCTTGCGTAAGGTATTGCTGTGCCAATTTCAAAAGATGTTGCTGTTTCATTTTGAACTAATGGTGTTATGGTCAGTGACTCCATCAATGCGCCAGTCCTAACCATTGTTGGGGCACCTGGAAAACGTATTGATTTCCATGCAGCATACTTTGCATCAAGTGGTTTCCAGCCACCAACAGGCAATCCGTTTGTTGCGAAGTTTGCAGCATTCATTGCCTGTACCTGTTTTTTTAAAACCGGAAATACTGGAGAAGTAAATGAACCCCTGGTGCCTATTTCCGCAAGCATTTCGTAGGCTTCGGAAAAGTCTGGTTCAAATTCAACTCGTGAACCACCCGGCCTGCTTGAGCCAATAGAATCAATAGAATTCTCTAAAGCCTTAAATTCCCCAATTACTTTTAACAATGATTTTTTATCAAAATCAGTGTCAAGTTTTAAAGAGCGGTAAATCTGTCTTGGAGAATCCATTATGCAATTCGTCTTCTCTTGTAAGACTTCATTGCTGCTAATTCTTTTTCAAGGAACCCTGTTTCAAGAGGTGCAACATTTCTTGTATTTAAATCTTTTAGTCCAACAACATCGTCGTGCATGTTTTGAACTTCTCGAGAAGCAGCTCTCAGAATCATTAACTTAAACATTTTTATGGCAGAGCCGTCAAGCCCTCCGGTGTAAGTAATGCTTACGACGTCATTTGGGAATCCTCTATAAAGCTCAATACCGTATCTATGCACAGTGTAGTCATTGCCTGTGGCAGTGGCTAAGCCACCAGATACATATGAACCGGTGGCTCCAGCAGCATCACCAACTGTAAATGCTGTTGAAGTTACTGCTGTTATTTCTAATCCGCTAATCTGGAGAGTCGAAGGATTGATGTTTGAAACTGTAACTCTCTGACCAATGGTGAAGTCGTTGTCTGCGGTAAAAACGACCGAAGAACCACTAGCCGAAGCAGATGTTATCGTGGCTTTTTTTTGCATTGCTTCAGCGAGATTGACTGGAATGGAAGCCAAATTTGCAAGAGTAACCTTTTTTACATTTGTTATTGGTGAATTTCTTGCATAAATTATTTGTGATGGCTGAATATAATTAATACCATCATCGGTCGAACTCAGGCTATGGTCATAAAAAAAAGATGTTGCTGGCACGCCCTGGAAGTACGAAGGGATTACATGCTCCTCGGTTACTTCATTCTGCGTAACTGGTCTTCCAAGAAAAGCTTCAAGCTCACTCTCCAAACCAAGAAGTATCATCTCGACGGCATCTTCTTGTCTCTGGGTAAGAGAGATGTCCATGTATGTTTTTAATTCGGGTAAGCTGACTAGCATGTTTGAACTAGCCCCTTCCAGTTATCCGGCCTCTTGCCTCCGCGGCTAAATTGCGACCTTCGCCAGCCTGGGTCCTTTGTCTTGCGCCACGACCAAACTGAACCCTGTCTGCCAGTCTTCTTGCCGAATACGCAACAGCCCGTCTCCACCATGCTGGTTTTCTTTGTGGGGCAGGAGTTGGCACAGGAACCAGTTCGGCTCCTGTCTCCTCAAGCTCTGGAATAACATCCACAGCTTCTTCTGTAAGCTCTTCATCCTCTACATCCGACGGAAAATTCATTAGGACCTCCGGGTCAAATACTAGGAGTATTTTACACCAGCCACCGCAATAAAGCCGAAACTTACCTGTCGGCGTTTGGAGGACGCTCAAGGGAGGGCATTTCTGGCTGGCTTGGAGCCTCAATTGGTACCCATGCCCTCGAGTATGTGTGTTCTTTTATTTTTCGTTGCTTGATAACCGTTCCGTCAACCATTGCTGCAATTTCAGAATTACTCATAGTTAGCAGGTCTTTTATTTGCTCAATTGAGTACTTCTTTGAATGCACAACTGAGCGAATAAGGTTTGATAGGTGCTTGGTGACGACATCACCCCTGCCTCGATTGAGCCTCACATGCATGAGCATTGCATCTATCTCATCAACATTGACAATCACAATAGGAACCATGCCATTGCTCATCTTCTTTATTTGTTCTGACTGAGCGCACACCCACCTATGGAATCCATCAATTATTTTGAATGAATCTTTTTGAACAACAATTGGGCTAGTCCAGCCAAAATCCAATATTGAGCCGGCCAGAACCTTCAGGTCTGGTTTAAGAGTATGAGTGGACCGCCAGTCGGCTGGCTTCAGCTTCTCAATTTCAACCCAAGAAACATTATTTATTGGAGAATCAGTCATCTCTAAACCCTACATTTTCTCGTCGGTTATGTCAAGGGAGTCCATGTCAGCAAGTTCGGAGGCTTCTTTCATTGCAAGTGAGTAAGCCTTTGTTCCTGGTCCAATCGGGTGCGGAGAAGTTCCAATAAATTCGTGCATTAAAAGATTTCTAATCAGCCAATGGACAGGGTAGGAGAGCGGTTCTTTCATACTCTTCCTGCGGAAATCTGCGGAATAGGAAAAAGCTCGCTGGGCCAAACCTTTTGTAAGGATGTTTTCTTCAATGCACCGCCTGACCCCATCCCACCCACTTTTTGCATAACGCATTATGACCATCTCTATGTCGTAGTCTGGCCAAACTCTCCTCTGGGCATCTAGGTGTGGAAATATTTCCCAAAGTCGGTCATAGAATTCTGGTTCCGTTGCAACCACATCTCCTATTCGCCTAACAGCGACTGCGTGTAAAGGTATTCCCACACGGGTGTTGCTTCCTGTTGATGAAGCTAGGTCGTAGTACTCGCAATATGTTGCACCGTGCTCTTCGACAATGAATTTAAAAACATCATCGGTTGTCCAGTCGTAAATTGGCTTTGCAAAACGAAGCGGTATATTTCGTTTTGAACGATACGGTACAACTATATAATTCTCATGAAGTTTCTGCACCAGTGAGCGATAACGAATCATTGATTCATTTGCCCTAACGCCCATCACGAATGCAACTTTTCCCTTTTTACCTTGCATCGTGTAGTAGTCAATCGTCTGGGGTATTGGTTTGTTGGAGTCCAGACCGAAGTCTTCTGCGGTTATGGCCCATTCCGGCATCTCTCTGGCTAGGCGGCCCTCTCTAGCACGCTGAGCCGACCAGAGCAAACAATATTGCCGTCTCCCAAGCACCCAAACGTCTGTACCCATTGGCAAGCAGTACCACTCCATGTCAACCCAGTCGTAGTTTCTGACTTCTTCAACAAACTTCACAATTGTCGGGCTCAGCATTTCTTCGTCTCGAAAAATAACTTTTACCGGCCCAAGATTACGTTCTTCGTGTATTTCTTTTGCTAAGTAAAGTATTGCTGTTGAATCTTTGCCACCCGAAAACTGTATGCATACAGTGTCAAAGGTGTCGTATATGTGACGCATTCTCTCGCGCGCAGCATCAACACATGACATTGACAAAAACATCCGCTGCCTAGGCATTAGAAGTCCGCATGAGAACGAATAAAGTCAACAAGCTTTGCAGCTGTAGTGTCGCCGATATATCCAGGGTCATTTCGTATGTAGCGAATAAAGTCGTACCAGTCACGCTGTTGTGTTGAGTCATCAAAAACAAGTGTGTATTGAACCACGGCTTTTTCTCCGCCCTTCATATTTACAGCAGAGCTCCCACGGGTTACAGCTTCCATCTCGTTTACTTCGTCTGAAGCAACATAGATGTTTTCATCATTTGCGTTTTTCTCCACAGATGGAGAAACTTCATTCTGCGGCTTGAAAGGATTTACTTCTGGCGGAGCCACATAACCAGAACGATTGTCGTTTTTTGAACTTCTTATTTCGTCCACCGAAAGTGAAGCTATCTCAAAATCGTCCCAACCTAGATTGTCAAAAAGCTCAGCGTATTCGGAAGAAATACTGTTAATCATTTCTATCAACATTGATTGGTCTGTCTCACCAAGCTCTGATGTCTTGTTGTCGGCAAGCGCAAATGCAATTGCGGATTTGTCACTTCCGTCAAAATCAATACAAGCAAGCTCTGTCCATCCCATTTGTTTTGCAGCCGCAAGTCTGTGGTTTCCAGATATGACAGTAAATGTTGAATCGCCATTGTCTTTAACGACTATTGGGGTTACTTGTCCAAATTCTTTAAAAGAGGAAATAATCGCACCAACATCTCCACGTCGTGGATTGTTCTCAAGTTGACGCAATTGACTTATCGGTATTGTCATTCCAGATAGTGACGGATGTATGTTTTCGGTCATTTCTTCTTCTTTGTTTTTTCTTTGTTTTTAAGTATTGAGAATGAATAAGTTTTGTCGTTTGTAAGTTTTTCTGGGAACAACTTTTTGTTTTTCCTGCTCAGCCTCATACCTGCGCCCTGACATTTGCGTTGAGCGTCCTAAGAGCATCTATTGATGTACGAAGAGACAAGAGCTGTTCTCGTTTTGCTTTTACAAGACCTTCCGATATTTTGTAATCGTAGTTCTCGTCATTCATTTGATAGTCAGCCCATGCTTCTCGTTCTCTAATTGAGCCCTTTGCTCCAAGGTATGATTTTGCCCAGTTTGACCTGTAGGCTGCTTCTTTTTTTGCGGCATCAACCGCAAGAGTCTCAAATGCTTCTGTTTCTGTTTCAAGGGCAGAGACGAGACGCAAGAGCTCTTCTTCAACTTCGACCTGGCTAATCGGGCTATTTCTGCTCAATGTTTTTCCTTTACCTAGTAGTTGGTGTCCAGTCAAGGCTTTCAAGCGCTGACATGTTTAGTTTAGGCCAATCAAACCGCTGTTGTCCATAGTGAACCAAACCTATTTCTTCTAAAATCCAGGCATCACACATATCGTCCGCTCCGGGGCCACTCCAGACGATTCCCGTTTTTGCAGATATGGATGAAACAACTTCCGATTTGGCCGCATTACCCCTACCGGTTGCAAATTTTGCCCTAACGGTGGGTGGAACCTCTACGAACTCAAAACCGGATTTCAGTAAACAGAATCTAACAACCCCGCCAAGCTCACCTATGGAGAAGGCCTGTCCACTTCTGGACGCAAAAGAGTAACCCTCAATTACGACAGTGTCAACTTGATGTTTTGAGCATTTTTCTAAAATTTCGCTTGATATGTCAACAAGTCTTTGCGTTTTTTTATTCTTTGAAGATATGACACCGTATTCACCATCGCATGACCACCCGGTCGAAGTAAGCGATAGGTCCAGCCCTATTATCTTTCTATTCACTTAATTAAAACTACACCATAAAGCAAGAAGCCACTGTGATTTTTTTCCACAGTGGCAAATCCAAGTAAAGGATATTTCTTGCAACGGTTTCCCGTTTAGAAATGGACCACCCCCTCACTAAGTCGTATGAGGAAATTTTATACCAAACTATATTTATAGAAACTGGTAATAAATATAGGAATTCTATTAATTGTTTACACGCAAGAACCGGGTGCCACACTTTGCTTCGTGCACCCGGCCCTCGCGCCTATAACGGTCCTAAGGATTACAACAATACACCAAAACCAAATATAAAAAACGTTAAATATAAACAAATTTTTTGTGCAGTTCTATTCAAATCAAACTGCCTCATGTATACTTTTTTTTGTACCCAATTCAATATAGGAGCAAAAATGTCAACAGCAATACTCGCACCGACAACCATCACATTAACAATTCCTGGTGGACTAGCAACAAGCAGCATCGTCACGATGGCTATGCCGTTTGCTGGTGTTATCACTGGCGCTACCGTCGCAGTCACCACAGCCCCAGTAGGTTCAGCACTTACCGCAGACCTTAAAGTCGGTTCTGATGTAGCAGCAGCCTTCTCAATCGCAGCAGCAGGAACTTCAGACGCAGGCACGCTTACTGCAGTCAACTGCGACTTCGCTGAAGGTGACCTCGTGAGCCTCGATGTCTCAGCTGTTGGTTCAAGCACCGCTGGTTCAAACATGACAGTTGCATTCACGGTTGAGAGCTAAATAAGCTTTAATTATAAAAAGCACCTCATCCGATATGGGTGAGGTGCTTTTTTTTACCCTAAAAACAGCGGGATGTTAATTTTCCCAGCCATGCTTTGCTAAACCCAAGTCAAAAGCTAGTTGGGGATAATTTCCTATTCTCGTGTGACATGGTCTGCAAACGCAAATTATATTTTCTTCATCTAAAATTGAACCGCCCTGGGAGCGTCGTTTGAGTTCATGCAAGTCGGATGATTGATTGCGTTTATACATTTTTTTTTCATCGTGTTCAGCAAAAACCGGACATGCTTCGCACCATGGTTTTTCTTCTAGAAGTCGAACGACGAGCTTTCTCCTCTCGACATATTCTTTTTCTTTTTTAGCAGACCTATATCTCAATTAAGTTTGCCTCGTCGTATTCGATTTCTTCAAAATTCCATCGGCCATTTAGAACTTCCCACAAAGCCTCGTCATATGGAGTCGGCTCAATATCGTTTTCGTTTAGTTCTTTTCTATGCCTGATTATAGCTTGCCTACACATAATCAATATGTCATCTTCCGACGAAACTCCATCCTCAGGCATGGAAATAAACTCGGCTACTTCATTTAACTTTCGCAACACATGGCCCCTGAACTTTTCAATCTTGCGTTTTTGCCCAAGATAATGATGCATTGATTCTGCAAGAAGCTTGGACCCATCCTCCCCAAGTGCAGAATACTGCTCCGTATCAGACTCCATGTCGCCTTCTATTTCTTCTACCTGCTCATTAAGGTTTGACAATAGAGCATCAAGACACCTAGACCAGCGTTTTAAATTTTGCGACTCACGCAAGAACTGACGCTGATTATCGTTTACGTTGTTTTTTATGTCCTGAGCAACCAAGTGCGCAAAAGCGTCATCGCTCATCATGTGATAAACGGTATTCATTTAATCTCCTTATTTTTTATTCCAATATTCACATAGGTCTCGCTTGAAATAACACCAGTTACAGAGAACGGCAGGTATTGCTTCCCATTGATTTGCATCAAAAGAATTTCCTATTTTGATTCCAACATCCTCAACCATTTTAGATACCTTTTCAGCATCTTCTTCTGTATATTTTTGAGAAAATTTAGTTCCATCTTTTAGGTACAGAAGCTCGACTAGGTCTATTTTGACATCTTTTGTATCCGCCAAAACTATTGCGTAAATCAGCAGCTGAGTAAATTTGTCTCCGACATATCTAGCTTTTGGAGTTTTTCCTGTTTTGTAATCAGAAATTGTTGTCAGCCCATCAATGGTTGACCACCTATCAATATATCCCTTGATGTTGAAACCGCCAATACTTCCGTTGAGTTCAGTTTCCACTCCAGACGGAATTACGTCAACCGGTGATTCAACTTTAAAAATATTTTCAAGACACCACCAGGAGTTCCACCTAAAAGTGTTCAGTCCATCTTTTATAAACGGAGTGACTTTTTCTTCCCATTCTCCACTTGTCCAGACAGAGGAACTAACATTTTTTAATGTAGCAACACCCCTGTTTACTGGTTCAACATTTAGATAAAAATACTCAAGGACATCGTGAACAAAATTACCCATCAGCGTTGCTTCTGTTGGTGGTTCTGAGAGCTTATTAACCCTGGAGTACTTGTACTTCAATGGACATTGAACATACGTTGATATTGAAGATGGTGATAAGTACGGAGGTAGCTCGTATGGCAGTTCAGTGGTGGTTATCACTTTGCTTCCGATGCCAACTGCCCATTGAACTCAATTTTTACAACAGTCTCAATAAGGAAAATCATCTGCTCGTTTGTGAGACTGGCTGCGTTGCTTGGCACCGGAGCATTGTTGCTATATGTCTCCCAATCTTTACGAAGAGTTGTTTTTTGTTCTGGTGTCATTTTTTTTGTCATTGACATGAATTTGCTCCACATCTCAAGCTTCTCGGTATCTACTGGTTCCGCAGGTCGCAAAACCTCAGCGTCCATTACCTGCTCAATTTCAATTGCGTCTTCGCTTCGAGCAAGATACAAACCGATTCCAAATGTTTGCACAGCCTTTTTGAATGCATCAGACACTGCACCTTTTACCTCATCGCCGTAATCAACAGCAAGACCGGTTGCCTTTATCCGCTTGATTTTTTGGCCACCAACACCGTCCCTAGTGACTTCGTCGCCATCAATGGTTGCAACCACTGTCACATGTGCGACGACTGAGTCACCAATTTCAACAAAGCTTTGGACTTTCAGCGACCATTTTCCAACACCAACAACCTTATTCATCCTGTTAACCACTTCGCTAACTGGGATGTAGGTCAAAGAAGTTCCACCCTTATTGAGTGTGCGCTCCATTTCTTGTGGGAATGGTTCTGTAAAAAGTTGATAAATTTCGTTGCTCATCATTTTGCCTTTCGGATAATTATGCTTGTTTTTACTTCGTCTGAAACCTGACAGTAATTGTCTGCGTTGATACCAATTTTTGATAATTCTTTTATTCGCCAATAAGAGGGCTGGACAAAACGTAGCAGCTGAGAAGCGATGTCGTCAATGGTCGAATTCATTTCACCTGAGTCAAGGTCGGTTGACATCTCAACGAGCCTACGTGTAACGATTGATGCTAGTCCATCGTGGTCCCAGGATTTGCGGTCACTACCAGATTTCTTTTCAATAGTGGTTCCATCACCTAAGGAAATCATTGGGACGGAGCCCATCTTGTCCGCAACTATTTTTGCAGCCGTGTCGTAGACGGATGAAATTTCCTGCTTGAGAAAATTCAAAATCGTGAGAGATGTACACAATTCTTCAATATCTACGCCCTGTTCCCTGGCGGCCGAAAAATTCCTATCAACATCCATAAGTTTCTTGGATATTTCCGAAACCTGGGCGGCCAACTGCTCTGCATTAAAAATTACTTCAGTATCCATTTTTCCTCTTTTTTAATAGGGGTGTAATCTGTATTAGATGATGATACTGGTAGGACGACGATAAGGCAAGCCCAAACCAGCTAAAAATGTAAAAGCTCCAACAGCCGAGTCAACCTGGTCATCGTGGTCACAGGCTTCAGGAAAGGATGACATTTCGTCAAGCCAATCGCTCAACCATGGACCACGCACAACCCTGACATTCCCGTTGGCTACGGCTGCAGCGAACGGTCGAGCCCTAGTTAGTTTGTCACCAGTTGAGCGAATTCCCATGAAATCATAACCCTGGAGTATATATCTTGCGTATTGGTCAACCAGCGCCTTGCCGGAGGAGCCTGGTTCCTGCTCCATTCTGATTGACACATTTGGCCCGTCTTCCGCTGCGGTTTGGGCTATCATTTGCTCAACCTTGTCGCCCTTTACCCTTGCTTTTTTGACATCTAGGACATAGGCAACCCCGGAGTCATACAGCACCAATGTTCCTACGGTCCAGTCAGGGTTTGGGTTGCTACCAGAAGGTTCTGTTGCAGCAAGGTCCCAGAACCTAACAGCCCTAGCATTCCCGCCAACTGGAGGGACCTCTGATTGGTCAATTATCACAAAGGATGTTCTGTCAAAAAGGCTTCCTAGGGTTGTGGCCCACCAGTCACCCTCCTCCAATCGTCTTCTTTCAATTGGGTCAAGAGCTGCGAGCGCCTGTCTGTATGATTCTGGGTCAACACCTGGGTTGTCGGTAAGAAGAGATGGAACAAAAATTCTTCCAGCATCCACTCCTTCAACTATGAATCTCTGCCTAACCCAGTTGGGGGCAGGGTTTGATGCAGAACGCATTCTCAGTGGGACCTTGGAGAGCTCGCCACTTTTGGGTCTTCTAAGTCTGGAAAACAAATACCTGTAATCAGACTCACGTATTTCAGTCACCTCGTCCATACCGATAAACTGGAACTCGGAACCCTTGTATCTGAGGTAGTCGTTGGTGTTATTTAGGTAACCAAATGAGATTCTTGCCCCAGATGGGAATGTTGCCACATATGTGTTGTTGTTCCAACTTATCTCCTCAACCCCGCCGACCCATGATTTGAATCGGTCCATGAGGGCCCCAGGAAGAGAAAGGTCCGAATATGTTCTTCTAAAAAGAATGGCCGAATAACCTGGCACATCCACATACTGCATTGCCGCCATAAGCAGAGCACTGCTCTTACCACCACCAGCAGCACCTCCAAAAAACGCTTCTAGCGCATATGTTCTTAGGAATACTTTCTGGGTAATAGATGGCGTTTCAGGGCAAAAATAAGGTTTTCTTGGTTCTAGGTATTCTAAAACTTTTTGCCAGTTTGTCATTGTCGTCCAAGTCGATTAGTCGTGCTAAGTTTAGATTACTATGGCACAAGCTAATCCTAGCGAAAAAAAGTTTCAAAAAATGACAAAAGCAATAGGCATTTTTGCTTCAAAAATGACCCAAAGGAATACCATCGCCAACATATTGATTGCTTCATTTATACTGTTTGTGAGCGTAGGAACATTTTTAATATCTCCACCAGCTGGTTTTATTACTTTTGGTGTTGCTTGTGGTGCAGTCGGAATCTTACTTGGGATGGAGTAAAAGTACATAATGCCTTGGAACCCATCGCAAAATAAGTCAGTTGACCAGTCGCAACAAAAGTCCGCACTTGGACCAGGAGCGCCGGTTGCGTTCAACCCTTCAATGGTTGGTAAGCCCTACAGGGACTCGTGGGATATTGAAAGAGCGTACCGTGAAGGTTTCCAAAAGGTAACTTGGGTTAATAGGTGCATAGATGCAATTGCAGGAAATCAATCAAGATTGCCAGCTATTTTGCGGGAGAACAATAGTCCAAATGGAAAAATTATTCGAGAGTCAGATGAGAGCATCCTCAACTTACTAAACACCAAATCAAACATGGGTGAGAACTCATTTGTTTTTAGATACAGGCTCTCATCTCAATTGCTTATGTCGTCCCGTGGGGCATTCATTGAAAAAGTAAGAGGCAGAGATGGTCAGCTAATTGCGCTGCAACTTTTGCCACCGCAACACACTGCTCCAATACCTTGTCCGAAAAGATTTGTTTCAGGTTTTGAAGTTGATATGCGCAATGGCACAAAAGTAATTCTCAAACCAGAAGATGTTGTGTGGATTAGAAAACCACACCCACTGGACCCATACCTTTCATTAACCCCAATGGAAGCTGCCGGTATCGCAATAGAGATTGAGAACTTGTCAAAAATATACAACAGAAATTTCTTACTTAATGATGGTCGACCAGGTGGCCTTCTTGTTGTTAGGGGAGAAATTAATGATGACGACAAAGATGAATTGAGAAGTCGTTTTAGAGGAAACATAAATAGGGCCGGCGCAGTAACTGTTGTCTCTTCTGACGAAGGTGTTGATTTTGTAGATACGGGTCAATCACCCCGAGATGCAAACTATGTGCAAATGCGTCAGATACAAAAAGAAGAAATACTCGCAGCTTTTGGAGTTCCCGAATCTGTTATTGGTAATGCTTCCGGAAGAACATTTAGCAACGCCTCAGAAGAACATAAAGTTTTTTGGAATGAAACAATGCTCCCGCACCTAGAAACACTGGCTCGTGGGTTGGACGAACTTCACCCAGAATATTACATTGACTTTGATGTAACTGATGTTCCAGTTCTAGTTCTCTATAAGCAGGAACGAGACAGATACCTTCTCAATGAATACCAAAGTGGTTTGATAAGTGGAAACGAATATAGAGAAGGTGCTGGGCGCGGAAAAATTGACTCCGAGCTAATGGATGCAATGCTTGCTAATCCAAACTTGACGCCAATCGGATACACAAATAAAAAGTTTGAACCAGCGCAGCAGGGACAACTTGACATGATGGGAGGCGGTGCACCAGTTCCCGGGATGCCACCAGTACCCGGAATGCCACCAACCCCCGGGGCACCAGCAGCTCCTCAAGAAATACCAATTCCGGCATATGGTCCTCAAGCAGCCCCACAGGGCGGTCCGTCTGAGGGAATGACATCAGCCTTGACAGCAGAGGCAATTGCTGCTCAACAAGCAACAGCTATGGGTGGGCCACAGACAAAAGAAGAGGGCGGTGGAGCGGGTTCTTACATATCTGATGAATGGGATTTCAAAGCAGAAGAATCATCGGACAGGTGGATTGAGATACTTGACGCATCACTTGAAAGATTTTTTGAAAGACAGCAGAGAGTAATTATGGAAAAAGCTGCTGGGAGTAAAGCTAGAAAAAATATTGAATCGAAGTCACTTGACCCAGAATCGATATTTGACGTAGCCGTATGGAATAAACAGATGAACGAAGACATAAGACCAATACTTAGCGGAATAATGAATGACGCCTCAAGTGTTGTGTCGCAAGAAGCATCAATGCAGGCAGAGATGGATGAGGATGCAGTAAAAGAACATCTTGATTCACAGATGGAGCGGATGGAAAATGTAAATTCCACCACAGCATCTGAGGTTGCAGCAGCCGTTCTTGTTGCTTCGTCAATGTCCGACGAAGAAGATAAAGTCGGAATGTTAAAAGCTGCCCTTTTAGCTATTTTTATAAATCTATTAATGAAGAGGAAAAGACTCATAGCTGAGCACGAGGGGCAAACTGCGTACAACGCAGGAACTTATTTGTCCGGACGCTCAATAGGAGCAATGACAAAAACATGGATTACGGAAAAAGACCCAAAAGTTAGACCAGAACACGCCGGCCTACATGGTAAGTCGGTTGGCGTACTAGAAGCGTTTGATATGGGTGGGACATTGTTGAGGTTTCCAGGAGACCCATTCGCCCCACCTCATCTAACAATAAACTGCAGATGTAGATTGAGATTTGATAAAGATTGATTTATATAAACACAACCAACTTTATATAAATAAAATAAAAAGCTTCACAAAAACGGGAGCAACTCGTTTATCATTGATGACTAGGTGACTATGACAAACATGCAAGAAACATCAGCCGACTACGAATATAAGTCCCTAACAGGGCAATTCAATATTGACGAAGCTCTCGGTATAGTCGAGTGTTTTGCTGCTGGCGTTGGTAATAAAGACTCTGTTGGCGATATTTGCCTTCCTGGTTGTTTCACAAACTCTTTGAAGAGAAGAAAACCTCGAGTTGTATGGGGCCACAATTGGAATGAGCCAATTGGTAAAGTTTTGGAAATCTATGAAGTTGGTCCAAACGACCCACGTCTTCCAGCAAAGATGAGAAAAGCTGGGGTCGGTGGTCTTTATACGAGAGTTCAATTCAACCTTAAAGCCGAAAGAGGACGAGAGGCATTTGCAAATGTTTCGTTCTTTGGGCTTGAGCAGGAATGGTCAATTGGTTATAAAACCCTTGATGCAGTCTTTGACCCAACACAGCAAGCAAATCTTCTAAAAGAGGTTGAGCTGTATGAAGTTTCCCCAGTACTTCATGGTGCAAACCAGTTGACGGGGACAATTTCTATTAAGTCTGATGAACAGGGTGGCGAGGTTAAGGGTGGACCTTGTTGGGATGGATACAGACAAGAAGGAATGAAAAAGGGAAAGAATGGGAATATGGTTCCCAACTGTGTTCCAATCGAAGAAAAAGGAGCAAAGTTACGCGACCCAAATGGTGGTTTGACCGCAGCTGGTCGTGCTCATTTCAAGAGGACCGAAGGCGCAAATCTTAAACCAGGAGTTAAGGGTCCAGCAGACACACCGGAAAAGATGCGTCGCAAAGGTTCTTTTCTGACAAGATTTTTTACAAATCCCTCTGGTCCAATGAAGAAACCAAACGGAGAACCAACACGACTAGCCCTTTCTGCTTCTGCGTGGGGCGAACCAGTTCCAAAGAATGCTGCGGATGCCGCAGAACTTGCAGCCAAGGGAAGAAGACTACTTGAGCGCTATAGCAACACAAAGAAAAAAGATGATAGCAATGATTCGGAAACAAAAAACCATGTAACTGCTATATATGAAGCAATGAACAATGGAGAGAACTCTGTTGTTGGACGCGCCGCCGACCTTACAAGGGCATTGGCGTCTCATTTTGGCGGAGCCGTAAGACTGGTTAACGCAGACAACGACATTGCAATTTTTGAAATGGGAGCCGGCGTCTCAGTTGAGACATTAAGAGTTTCTTATTATTTTGATGGCGACGAATTCATGTTTGGAACGGCGCAACAAGTAAGACCAGAAACCGTTTATATACCTACGAACAACTCAAACGGTAGTCGAATGGGTGATAACGGAACCCCAAACGCAATGATTGTATCAATGGGGCAAACAAACGGAAGCCTCTACGATGCAATGTCTTCGGCTGCAGTGCCACATGAAGCATGTTGTGACGATTGTTCAAAAGGCGACACATCTTGCTCTATACCAAACAACTTGAGCACTCTTGATGAGTTTAAATCTGCAAATATCGGAGAGCATCTTTTCTTGTTGCCGGAAAACAATGCAGAAAAAATTGAAGCTTTTGAAATAATTAATACAATTGCTGAGTACCACTCATTTGATGTAAAAGTTTTGGAAAACGGAATTGTTGTTCCGAATATTGACAAAGTCAGCGTTGCGGCATACAAGGCTCTATCAAATTTTTTTGATTCTTTTGAACAAAAAGCTCTTGGTGCTGCAATCGGCAAAAAGCCAAGAAACACAAATGCCTTTACTGCAAGAAACGCAGACAACGACCCATATGTTCTTGAGGGAATTACAACAATAAACAGGGGACGTGGCGTTATCGACCCAACCCCTGGAAGCGATTTTAATGTTCCCAAAAAGCCAAAACGTACTAGAAGACCGGGAGAAGCAGATATGCCTTCTGTCCCGGAACCAGTCACAATTCCAGAAGAGATTCCAGAAGTACAGCCAGTCAAACCAGACGTAAAACCAGCGAGACCAGTTATCGTTCCTGAAAAAGAACCTGAAAAAGTTCCAGAAACAGTTCCTGAAAAAGAACCTGAAAAAGTTCCAGAACGCGTCCCCCAGAGAGAGCCTGAAAGAGTTCCTGAGCGCGTACCACGGAGACAGCCAGAAAGAACCCCACTTCCAGTTGAGGTCCCAGAAAGAGTGCCCCAGAGGGTCTCTGGTGGACCAGCTGGTCGCATGTCGACCGGAAGAAGATTCTCGCAAGAACAGCGACCAATTGACATGGATACCGCCGAAAAGGTATTCAATGCATTCAACGCTGTTTCAAAAAACAAAGATACAAAAAAAGCATACGAACAGGTTGCGCGCAAATTTAATATCTCTCCACGAACAGTAGAAAGATATGTAAACGAAATTGGAAAAAGAAGCAACAGAGACCTCCCATATGTGAAAAGACCAGAAGAGGCTGGAGTTGTTGATGTTGACTCACCACGTGGGGCAATGTCTGCTTTACCAAGCAGCTCAAACTTCTCAGCAAGAGAAAAAAGACAAATGCGTGAAGAAAAGCTTGGAAGACAAATATTCCTAGCAAGAGATAACGATGGAATTTCTCTTAACGAAGCAGCTTCACAATTCTCTATAACAAGGGAAAAGGCAAGACAGCTTGAGCTAAGGCACATGTCAAAACTTCGTGGCATGGATGAAAACAGTCCCAATCGAGTGACAAGAAGAATGCTTGACGACCCTTCGTCGACGCTTACTGACGCACAGACAAGTTTGATGAAAAGAAGGCTTGACGGAGAGACCCTTCAAGAAGCAGCAGAGAGACTTGGAACAGATAGACAGACCGTAAGACGGCAAGAACAAATTGCAATGAGAAAGTTGCAAGACTCCATGGTAATTGACAATGGGCCGGTTGGCTCAATGACCAATGCAAAATGGACGGAGTCAATAGGGGCAGCCGAGTCTGTCGACGATTTAAAAGGAAGAGATAGCAGTCCTAGGAGTATTGGGTTTAGTGAGACACTAGACACTGATTCAGTTAAAAAACCGTTGCCAGATGGTTTTACATCTGAAGTTTTTGACCTAACTGGTCGCAAGAAGAGTTACCTAAAACAAAACAACCCCGACGACCCAGAGCTTGATGAGTATCTTCCAAACATAATAAACAGTTTCTTGAGTAACTTCTCAATAACTGGAGAGCCTTATTCTGGTAATAATTCTCCAGACGGTCCGTCAGGTGCAATAAGAGCAATTGACAGAATCATTAGTAATAACAATAATGAAGAGAGTTCATACCCTGAAAAGCTAATGAGAAATGTTTACTCAAGTTTTGGGAATTCGCCAATTGAGCAAATAGCAAAAGACAACGATATTTCAAGAAATGATGTCGTTCAAATTGTAAAAGCACAAGCAACAATTCTTTCGGCTACAGAGACCCCAGAACGCTCCGAGATTCGTTACTTGATGAGAGAACACGGATACCTGCTCGAAGGAACAGACAGGGATGTGCTCTCCCAAAAACTCTACGGTGCAACAAATCTGGACATTGCCAAAGACTTTAATTTAAAAATTGAAGATGTTGATTCAAGATTAACAAAGTCTATGAGAACTCTTAGAAAAGCAGATGGCTCAACTTCAAAACCCGTTTCTGTATCAAACACGAGGTACGGAATTGACGATGAAGGATTCTTTCTTGAAGCCGATGCCAGCGACGGGAGCCTGTACAAAAAGTATGTTGGGAAAACACAGCTTGACAACGAGATAGACGATTATTTCTCTGATGGTCCAGTTGGTTCAATGGCAATAAGACAAAACAATAAAACACGTATTTACGCAAACGGTGACGATGGCCAAGTAGAGGAATACGACCTCACTGATGACCTGTCTGATGGTGTGTCAATGCAGGAAAAGCCATACCTCCGTAGAGTGCGCGGATTCAATCAACCAGAACTCCATGAAATTCTAGGAAGAAAGCTTTTGGCAGAAGATGGGGAGACCAACTACATGGTGGTTGAAACCCCAGAGTACTCATTTGTCACAAATGATGAAGCACAAGCTATGGCTCGAGCCGCAGAACGTGGAGTGTTCCTTGATGATGAAATGAAACCACAGGGTTTGTTCTTGAATCCAGACGGAACAGAAACTTTGCGCTCCATAGATAGCTCTACATCGCCACGAGAAGGTTCACGAATTGTTTCATGGAACAATAAGAGCGGATATGACGGAGAGCCTTCACACTTCAAAATAAGCGGAGAAATTTTTGCAACAGCCGATATGTCTGAAAGCTGGGATGAAGAAGAAAGAGAAGCAAGAAGACTTATTAGAAATAAAAAAGTTAGAAGGCTTGAGAGTGGGCCCGAAGAAAAATTCTGGACACAAAACTCATGGAAGTGGAGATACCAGGGTACCTCCCCAGATTTGATTGTTACAAAAGATGTAGATACCCCAGACTTTGGACCGGCTGTCATAGAAAAAATTCATACGCTAAGAAATAGCGAGCAGTCTGCTGCCCTAAGAGAAGCCGCTGACTCAAAAGACAAAAAAGACTTGACCGGTGCAGAAAAAAATTATTCAGTACTCGGCGACATGTACTTCCAGTATGCAAAAAATGGAAAACTTTCGGATAGGCAATGGTCGTATGCCGCATCATTGATTGACAAGTTTGAAAACAATGACGGAGGTTACACTCTTGCCCCAGGAGAAGAAGCTGTACTCAGAGTAAACAGAGAGACCGGCGAGCTGCTTGGCGCAGACCCAGAAGACGGAAAAAGATTGGTCAACGCAGCAAGAACGCTTGAACAAGACGACGCAGATATTGAAAAATTACTGTACAGATACGACATTGACGGCGGGTTGATGCCAGAGCAATGGGACAGAATGCGCACCCTTACTAGACAAAGAATGGCTGAAAGTAGAGCTTCCAGGCAGGCTGGTCAATCATCACCAAGTCAAGCTGCACAAACAGTTGGCGGCAGAGGGACAAATATTGACAAATCGGAAATTGGGGACGATGGAAAAATTTCATCTACATATGTAAACAAACTGACTGGTGAGGTAACAAAATACAGACACAAGAATGTTGGCGTAAATTCTACCGGTCCTGTGTTTTTGGTTGCCGAAGACGAAAATGGCAATTTAATCAAATGGAATCACCCAGTTTCTGGTGACCTGTTTTCCTATAGCGACTGGCCACAAGAAGAACTTGGTGAAATTTTTGATGAAACAGTTGAAAAAATTAGAACCCAAAGAGGCAGGCATCCGGCAACAGACGGAGTTATGATTTCGGCAAAACCATGGGATGTCGAGGCTGACATAAGAGGAAAAGCTGGAGAGAATGTAACCGCACAAGAACTTAAAGAAGAGTATGAAAAACTTGGACTTTACGGTCTTGGCTTAAATTCATCAACACCAGTTATAGAGACAGACTCAGAAATAATTCTGGCAAAAGACTTTACTGAATCGGATATTAAGAAAGCGATTACCGATGCAAGGGATTCCGGTCTTAAGATTTCTTTTGAATACTTAAAGCCGGATGCAGATAGACCAGAGAAAAGGACAGTCACCGAGCCACGATACGAAGAGCGCTTTGGGGGGGACGGCAAAGTTATCAGTGCCTACATTGTTGGAATAGATGAAAAAGATGGGAAAGAAAAGAATTTCAGAACCGACAGAATGTATGGAAGAAAGTCCGAAAAGCCAAAACCTGAAGCTGAGACAGGCGAGCGGACCGAGACAAGAAGACCAGGTAGGGAATCTCCTGGAGCATCTAGACCTCGTGATAATTCCACCAGAAGACCAAGGGACGAAGGTGCTGGCGAAAGGAAACCAAGAGAAGAGGAATCGGGCCAGAGGGAAAGAACACAACCACGAGAAGAGCAAGAAAAACCAAGGGAAAGACAGACTGAAAGGCAAAGAACAACTGCCGATGTAGTTGCTAAAACGATTTCCCTGAGACGAGGTGCTAGGGAAAGAACGCTACTCATTTCGCTTGACGACAACCAGGGAACCATTGCGAGCACGCTTGCTACTGCTGACAGGGACGTTATTGATGCAGAGTTTCCATATGGGAACAAGGTCTATGCAGTAGAACTTGTTAAGTTTGTCAAAAACACAAATGGGGATGTATCTCTACATGCAACAGATAAATCGGACGGTCAAAGAAAAATATTTGACCCATACATGATTGCCGTAAGGTCAACATCTGAGCCGATACCTACATCATTGCCATACTTACTAGAAGACCTAAGCCGCAAGATAGGTGCAGATAGGAGAGGCTTTGCGATTGCTAGCGCCTCGGACATTGCAGCTTACAACAGGGCAAAAGAAAAACTTGCTAGAGCGAGCAGAAAAAATCAAATAAATAGTTTTGATACTGGGCCATTTGGTGCGCTTGGATTGAATGCTTCACGTGTTCCAAACTATTCTCCAACAGATTTCTGGAGACCAAATAAGCATGATTCAACATACTCATCAATGCCAGAATCGCAAAGAATGGCTGAATCGAAGAGATTGCTTTCTAGAATAACCAACTCGAGCAACAGGAACGATTCACAACTGGACGATGTTCTTGACAGGTACGCCGCACTTGAGAGAATAAACAAAACTGCAAACGGTCCATACATTGACGAATTTGGCGCCTCTATTACAAGACTAAAAAACAATGAATACGAGATTTCTGGAAACATTCCTTTTGACCCAGAAATGAATTCCTCTCCTTTTGGGAAAATGGGCAGATATGTAAGACCAAGAAACACAGAAGAAAGAAACATTGACAATTTGTACAACATACAGATTTATAATGAGTTAACAGAACTTATCTCCTCTGTTCCAGAAGGACAGGCAATATCACAGCTTGCACAAAGACATTCAACAAGTCAACAAAACATAAGAAGAAGATTGAATGTTGTAGACAGGGAAAGAGCCAACGAAATACGCTCATTTGATTCTATTGATGAAATTACGAGTCAATTAGAATCTGGTGAAATTGATTACAACGAACTTGAAATGCGCCTTGATGACGAAATGAGTCAAAGAGAATTAGTTAAAAATATTGACTATGCATACAGGGAGATGAATTTTTCTTATGACGATTCTGGTCCTGTTGGAGCCATGTCCGGTAAGAATGCATCAGAAATGTCCGATGACGAACTGGTTGACGCATGGAACGATGCAATGGAAAAACTCTTCGGCTCCTACGGAAGACCGCACCGCAAAGATAGGGCTGCCAAATCGGCATTAATGAAAGAACTAAAATCTGTCGGTAGAGAAATTCAAAAAAGATACTTTGATTCCGAGGATGCAAAATCTGCAATCAGAGAAATACAGCAAAACCCACCGCAGGGACCGGTTGGTTCAATGTCCTCAGGTTCAATGCCAAATGTACCCATCAGTGGCAGTAAGCATGTTGATAGAAGGCTGTACGAAGTTTATGGTGATGACAAATGGAAGATTGTTGCTGAACAAATTGGAAAAAGATTCTCTACAATTGAACAAAGAGACTGGGATAATCCAACAGACGACGACCTCATTGATATTCATCATTACCTAAATCAGAGAATATTTGACTCGCAAATAAGTGGTGAAGACTTCGGTGATATTGAAGGAATGCCATATGACATTCTTTCGGTTGCTGGAGATTTGGACATATCAGCAAATCAGGTTGTTGATTACGCTCAAAAAGGCAGAGAAATAGCTGAAGCACGAATGGCGTCTCTAATGACCCCATTTGAGCGAGCCGAGAGAATGATTGTCAATGACAGACGCAAGACATTTGAAAGACTTCTTTCCAGAAAAAGAAAAGAACTTGGGGACGGATTTGACGATTGGTTCCAGAGTGCAACTGAAAGAAATAAGAACACACTTTATGATGAGAATGGAAACGACCGCCCAATCGAGCAGATAGAAGACCTTGGCGGTCCATACGCTGGCTATTTCTATGATGGGGAAAATACAACAGAGCCAGACGCCGATATAGATACAGCACGTGAGATTGAGGAACTAAACAAATTATTTAATAGTCCTACATACAACCCAGAAGAAGGTGGGAGTGGTCCCGCTGGCTCAATGGGCAGACGTTTTGTTCCGCAGCGTTATGACATCAAGCCAACCGAAGACGGTAAATGGGTCATAATAGACACGGCTAACAGAAACGCTCCGGTAAGCCGTTCTTTTGATAGCAGGTTGGAGGCACTTGACGGCGCCAAGAGGATGGACAGAAACGACACAACATTTAATCCATTTTCTCCAGCACGGATTTCTTCACAAAACCCACCACAAAGACAAGAGCCAGAACAAAATCCAGTTATTGAATCTGGCATCTACGAAAACGAACAACCAGAACTTCCGTTTTCCGATGGCCCAGCTGGCGGGATGAGAAAAATTCCTGGGAGTAGGTACTCATCAAATGACCCAGTTAGAAGAAATGGCGCACGAGTAACCAAGGGTAATGCCGAAGCAGCCATAAATGCGTACGAGGATGGCGACGCAATGCTTCCTTACGGTGGCGCTGAAGATGCAACCGAATATGTGCTTTTCTCTGGATGGACAGCCGCAGACTCAGCCCTAGACACAATTATTGGAAGACTTGAGTATCTGGCAAAAATGAGAACTCACGCCGGAAATGAACGGGATAAGAAAAAAGCCGAAGTCAGAAAGCTTGTGTCATATCTTCCAAAACTTCAAAAACGCAGAAAATGGTTCTACTTGCAACTCAGAAAACAAATGTTGGAAAAGAGAGATGTTGATGGTGTTCTGCAATTTGACGAAATGGACAGATTGAGAAGCGGTGCATCCCTTGAAGACCAGACAATGCTCAACTCTTCTAATTTTCCAAGATACAACATACCCGGAATCACCGTTCCGCGAGACAGGGATTAGTTTAAGATGAAAATATATACTTCGGCTCAATCGAACATATACCAAACTTCAATAAAAAGTCTTGAATCTATTGACGAGACGCTTGCAGAAGAAATTACTATTGAAACCGAACTCTCTGAAATATTCTACCTAAAAACCGAAGTTGACCAAGTTCTAAAAAGATATGGATTTGAGTCCTTGGCAAATGAAAAAGGGGTAGTACTTGTTGACGCAAAGTCAATGGGTCCATTACTAATTGATGAGCTTGTAAAGAGATTATCGGAGCTCTCTGGGTTGAACAAGAAAAGACTATTCAGTGAAGAATCACGAGACAAACTAGCAAGAAGCGGAATGGCTCTTCCCGATGGCTCTTATCCAATTGAGAATGAATCGGATTTGGAAAATGCAATTTATGCTTTTGGTCGAGCAAAAAATAAAGCCAGAGCAAAAAAACACATAATCAAGAGGGCCGTATCTTTGGGGCGGCAAGACATGATTCCCGAAAAATGGAAAAACAGAAGTAAATAGTTTTATGAATACAGAAAGAAAAAGTAGGTACAACCGCAAGAACCCTGTTATGGGTTATGCTAAACGTACTAAAGAAAACAGTTCTAAGGCAAAGTATCGGTGCATTGTTGCTGGCGAAAAGCGTCAGTTTCCATGCGGTGGATGCATGAACCCAAAGGGTTGTCTTTCGACGACCATGCAATACAAGGAGCAATAAAATGGCAATGACTGACGGTCCTATGTTGAAAATTGATGCTGACGGAGAAATTGTTCAGTGCGCAAAAGGTCTTGATTCTTCTGAGTGTGGGTACAAAACAGGAGACAAAGTTTGTGGGAAGTGCGGAGCTATGGCTGTTTCTATGAAAATGTATGACGACGCATCTGTTGAAATGGATGAAGACATGCCTGTCCCAATGCCAAAAAAGAAAAAGAAGCCGATGATGGAAATGACAGAAGAGAAAGCCGCCATGAGGGCTTATGGTGATGTCTATCAAGACGAAGACCACGATGTTCAAGAAGATGATGACGACGAAGAAGAGGACGAAGAGGACATGGACATGGACATGGCCATGGACGAAGACGACATCAAGATGATGAACGCAATGTCAAAGAAGAAAAAAGGCATGGGTATGACCGCCCCCATGATGGATGAAGACGAAGACGAAGAAGAGTACGAAGACGAAGACGATATGGAAGACGACATGGACGAGATGCTCGCCATGAGTTCTGCTCCAAAAAGAAAAAGACAGATGGCTCCAGTAATGGAAGAAGAGATGGAAGAAGACGATATGGAGGATGAAATTCCAAATCGTCAAATGATGGAAGACAGAAGACTAAGAAGCATGGGCTACAAGTCCGAAGACTTTGGCTCTGATGTATTCGTCTGCGCAATTGAGCGCAAGGTCTATCCGGGTGCATCTGGTCTTTGTGACAACTGCCCAGGCGGTTGTGTAAAGGAAGGCGACATGCCGGCTCTCCTGGAAATTGAAGGAAGAGCAGAAGATATGTTCAGCGGTAAGGTACTTGATTCTGGGTATTCTGATGCAGCGGACATGTTTGTGGTTGATGTCGAAAGAAAAGACGGAAAGCCAATTGAGATATTCTTTGATGGCTCAACTGGTGAGGTAATGGGATGGCACATGCTGAACGAGGAAGTTCTTCAGGTAAAATCTGGTTTCCAGCCAACAAACCTAATATCCTTCAGCGAAGCTGCTGGAATTGCGACAAAGAGTATTCAGGGTGATGTTGTTGCTGTTGAGGCAGACATTTTTGAAGGCTTTGATGCATACGCAGTAGAGATTGAAGGTATAGACGGCAAGTCTTACGATGTTTTTGTTTCACTTGATGGCGACGTTCTCGGGTATGACGAATACACCCAAGATGAAGCACTTGCAATTGAGGCAGAAGCTGCAGAAATTGCACTCAAGCGCTCCTATAGCGACATCCAGAAAAAAGAAATGTCCGAATCTGGAGAAGCAATGGAAGATGGCAAATTCCCAATCGCCAATGAGATGGACCTAAGAAATGCAATAATGGCATGGGAGCGCTCAAAGAGTGATGTTGCAAAGATGCACATCATGAAAAGAGCAATGGCGCTGGGTCTTGAAAACATCATTCCGGATGGCTGGGTTGACGAAGAAACAAAAAAGAGATTTGAAACTGGAGAAAAGTCTGCAGCAGATAATTTCCTTTCAACGCTCCTTGAGTTTGAAATGATTGCGGCTGAAGAAGGTTTTTCCAACAGCCAAGACGAATCAAAGCCTCAAACAGAGCTCAACTAGTTCGGCGGTACGGCATGGCCGAACCAACTGAAGTTAGAAAACCTGGCAACAGAACAAATAGAAAAACTAACGCCAACTTAGGTGTTAAAGCTATTGGCATGCCCATAGGTTCTTCTGGTAGAAATCTTGACCCAAGAACCGCAAGAAACGCAGATAACGACCCATATGTACTTGAGGGTGTTCCTTTCGTTAATCGTGGACGTGGAGTAATTGACCCAACGCCCGGCGGCCCTGTTGGGCGGGTTGAAAATAACAGGTCAAAAAGAAGAAAAGCTCGAGATTTTGTTAATCGCGCAGTTTCAAAAGACGAACCGGTTTCCGATTCCGAGTTTGAGATAGACGAGCCATCCAATCCATCTCTTTTTACACAAATTGATTACAACAAAATGGAACTTGAATTTGACGAAAGATTGATGGAAGAGGAAGAAGACGAAGAAGAATTTGATAAAAAAATTTGGCTATCCGAAGCTGATGGCAGCCTGACGGAACTAGAAGACGAAGAACTTGAAATTGACTACAACGACGCTTGGCGTGCATACCTTGCAGACGCTGGGCTAGACCCAGACTTTGAGGAGTCCTACGAATTTCCCCCACCAAACTTTTACGAAACAATGGATAGCTATGGGGAATTTGAGCCGCAGTCCGATGTTCTTTCCGGATACAGAAGTCCATCTTCAATGTTGCCAAAAAGCACAATTCCAAGGGCAAGATATATAAACACAACGCCTTATGGCGGTGACAGATTCATAGTAACGCATCAAGCCCTTGAGCTCGCAAAACATAGACAGTTAGCAGACTCCTCTCGATGGAATAAAATACATAACGACCACTACGACTGGTGGTTGTTTCCAATTGACAGAGGAAGTATTGCCTATGGGGAAAAATACAATATTGCAGGCAAGCCATTAAAGAGGCTAAAAAGAAACAGAAAATTTTTAAAAAATGTTGCAGAAGCAATAAAAATAAACGCACTTGCTTTTGGGTGGGATGTCGAAACGTCAACATATGTTGACGATATGAATTGGGATGCAGGACAAGACCCATGGCTTGCCTACCCAACTAGGATATGGAAAATGACACGTTCCGCCCAGATTCTTGGGCTGAAGAAAGAGTTTGAATCGCTACTTCTTCTGCAACAATCATTGGCAGACGGAGGGGTTAGGTTTAACCACAATGACTACTGGGATAACCCAGGAGACATGAACAACACAAAGCAACCCAAGTACGAAATACAAGAAAAAAATGGACCGATAGGGAATATGTCGTCTTTGAGCCAACTCGTAAATACCCAAACCGAGAACGGTGTTGTAAAACAAAGAAAAAAATTTAAAACTTTGATTTCCGCAAATCCACTTCATTCATGGATTTCATCAAAACCACAAGGAAACAAAATAGATAAATATTCTTTGCCAGACAACCAGGGTGGAGATGTGTTTGAGCTAAGTAACTTTGCAGAAGGGGAAACAGTTGACTGGTTTGATTTTTGGTTGATGGCAAACGACATACAGCCATTAATTGAAAATCAAATTGGTGAAAACTTTAAAAAAAATGAACTATTAGAAAAAACCGGTTACGGGCTATTGGGCAAAATGCCAGCAGAATACATCTTTTCGCTCTTGCAGGGTGAGAGTAAAAACCCAGCAAGAGAGCAATATAGAGCATTTGATATACGAAGGGCCGGCATCTACTTCATGGGCAAAAATGGCGTAGACGAAGAAGCAATAAATTATGGAAATTTTGACAGCTACTTTCGGGATTCAACTGCTCAAATTGAAAAAAATAACGGCATAAAAATAACATCAACCATGGATGGCTGGAAGATTGAAATAGGCAAAAATCCACCGCTACTTTGGTCAATCTCGCAAGACGAACGAGAGTCGGTTGCTGAGCAAATGACTAATAGGTTGGGTACAGATTCGGACAATGCGCCAGTCGCCCCGAACTATAAAGACTCAAAAAATTTCTTTAAGCTGCTAGAAGAAAGGCAAGTTTCCTTCAGTGGCTCAAAATCAAAAACTGGTGTTGCTCCATTGCCTCAATCTGGCCCGGTTGGTTCAATGTCTACCGAGCCATCACCGAATACGGCTTATGGGTATTCATCGGAAACCACAGGAGTTCCATTGTGGGAGCAAATTTCTGGAGGAAAAGGGTCACTTTCAAACCCAGTCCACAGAGTTAACTCACTTCTTGAATCTGGTGTTCTGAGTGATGGCTCAGACGGTATTCCAGAAGGCCCAATGACCGATACCGAGATGAGAGACTGGTTTGGGTTTGCCTTCATGGCAAACGATTTGGGATTAATAAATAATGGGTATTTATCAAACAAAAAATCATTAAGCAGAGAAAATGCTATAAAAATGCTAAAACTCCTATCAGAGAACATTGCTGAAAGTTCAGAAAAAACAAGGAAAAAAATACGTGCTGCTGGGTACGACCTTGTAATGAAAACGCTCGAGGTTGACAAAAACATTGACGACCCAAGTGTTCGCTCAAACCCATTTGGGTATGTGTATACAGATTTCAAAAACGACAAAACCTACAGCTGGTCAACAACAGGAGAAAAACTAACATCAAGAATCGGTTCAATTATTGACGGCTACGAAAAGTCTCCTTCGTAATAATTATGATAATAAGTCTATAATTTACATACAAATAACCCGCAATCGCAAAGATTAAAGAAAGACCCACCATGGGCGATAAAAGCCAGAACATTCCACTAAATGCAAGAATTGTTGCAAAGAATGGCAACTCATTCATGTACCAAACACCAGGTGGAGACCGTTTTGTCTATAACTCGACTACTGATATTTTTAGAAAAGCTGAAGCATCCGACGAAATTCAATTAAAATCTGTTTCTATTACCGAATTTGGTGGACATAACTCAGAGTGGGCAACAAATGCAATTACCTCTTATAGGGGTAAAAGCCTTGACGACTGGTGGAAACAGCCCAACGAGCAAATAAATTTCAAAGCATCAAAACCCAAAAAAGAAACTCCCGAATATCCAGAGTCTGAATTCTTCAAGTGGGCAAAGAAGTGGAAACCAGGCGATGACTTGCCGATGATGCCGCCTGGTCTATCCATGAAGATGTGCCACAACTACGGTGGCGGGGACCCAATTGATGATATGAGGTTTACGGAATTAGACGACATAATCAAATATCTACCGCTACCAACCGACAAATTTAGATTGCAGTATCCGCGCCCAGTAAAAAATGAATCCGAAAAAGGACTACTTGGACGTTCGCTCAACGATTTTAGCCAATCTCTTTTGAGTATTGCTGCAAACGCAAGAGGGCTTTACCTTGACGGAAAAAACAAATTAAGGTGTGGTCCAGGAAATCCCGGAGCAAATAGATTTACGAATATTTTTGGAATAGGTTGCGACATACCGGGTTCCCCAGATGGCCCAGATGGCTCAGTCGGTTCTGCTACCGCAAAGATAAACAACGACAAAATTCCAAATGTTCCAAAAGTTAGAAAGTTGTCAGAAGCTATTAGCTCAATGGCAAGCAACATCAGACCACTAAGGTACGACAAACGTACTCTTAGCTTATATGACGATAACGGTTCTCTTATTGCATCAGGAATAGATTCACCAGATGATTCTCCAGTTGGAAGGATGTTTCTGCCAATTGTTAGCAATACAACAAGAATATTACCCCGTAATGAAGGTAAAGAAAGACAGGCGCGCAAAAAAGAAAAAGTTGTAAAACCAGAATCTTATATTAGGAATATCGTAAAATCATGGCCCGGAACCGGAATTCAAAAAGCGTTAGAAATTTTATATCGGTCAAATTTGGACCTTGAAGACAGAGTAAATGCAAGACGTAAAAAAGATGGCAAACCAGAAATCAGATTAGATGCAAATTATTTTGAAAAAGCATCCCCAGTAATGATTAACGGTGTTCTTGAGCAACAGGCCGTCCCAGATGGGGCTGGAGGATTCAGACTCCTTAATCAGTTTGAACAAGATTTGCTTGGATACAGTCCAAGTGTTGTGCAGAGACTGCTGCGTGGTGGGCTTTCTGACTCCGAACTAAAAAAAGCAAGAAAAGAAGCGCTAGAAGAACAGCTTGAAGAGCCACTAAGTAATACAAAATTTAGGGAAATGGAAGAATTGGTAGAAAAAATTCTTGAAAAAATTGCAATACATAACCATAATCCCAACGCAGAATTTGAAGATGTTCCATTTATACCTCTAAAAATTTACTGGGGCTCAAACAAACAGATGCTTGAACAGGATGGAATTTCTGACCCAGACGACGAAATAACATCTGGGACGCTTGTGTTCGCAATGATACCTGGTCAACAAAACCCTTTTGACCGTCCAGACTCAATTG